AGTTGCTTCTCTCATCGTTGCTGGAACATGGGCTGATGGAAACTCTGGTGGGGAAGACACTGAAGGTAATTGGGCATCTACTGCAACAACTAACACCTTTGTAACAGACATTCAAAAAGCAAAAAGAAAATTACTCGAAAGAGGAATTGTTTCTTCTGCTCAATTAGAAACTCGTTTATTATTAGACGACCTAACTTTTGATGAAATTGTTGAAATCAGTAGAATTCGTGACCAGTTTAAATATGTTAATGCTGAATCAATCACTCCTGACATGTTAGCAAGATTGTTAAAAATCGACAAAGTTATTGTTGGACAATCTGTTTACAACTCTGCTAAAGAAACAAAAGCAGGTACAGAGTTCACTTCCGCAAGATTCTGGCAGTCAACTGCTACAAAAGGTATGGCTTTCTTATATGCATTCCCTCGTAGAATTGGCACAAGAATGATGTGTGCAGGTCTTCAAGTTAGAGACAAATTCTCTAATGAAGAAGGTGGTGGATTCGAAAGACTCGTTAAATGGAGAGAAGACAAAAATCACCAAGACGTCTATGAAGTAGCAGAAAACAGAGACGAACTCCAAGTTTGTGCTCAAGCTGGTTATCTCTTCAAAGATACTATTTTAACATAATCGAGGTACATAAATATGAGTTATTGTTTGGCATCAGACATAGCAGCTGCCGTTCCGTCTGCAGATTTAATTCAGATAACAAATGACGCTGGTGGCACAACTGTTGATACCACTGTTGTTGACAATATGATTAGTTATGTAGACAATATAATTGATGGTTATATAAGAGGCAGATACGGTCTGCCTCTTATAACCATTCCAGATGAGTTAAAATATTTGGCTATAGACTTTGTGGTTTATAAACTCTATACTCGTAGGATGTTTACAGAAGTTCCTGAGTCTGTGAATCAAAGATACAAAGAAATTATGGGACTTCTGAAAGATATTCAAAAAGGCACTTACACTCTTGGTATAGATACAATAGAATCTGGAAAGATGACAACTGATAAAACCGCTATTTCTTCCTCTAAAAATCAGTATTACAACGAAGATAAATGGGATGAATTTGACTCATGGCTATAAATACTATAGAACAAGCAATCATCACTACGTTACAAACAGCCTTTACAACTGTTGAACACGAGGGTGAAGATGATGAAGTAACCACTGAGACTTTAAAAGTAGAGGGTTTTCCCGATAAACCGTCCGAATATAAGCTTCTACACCCCACAGGAGCAATTTTAGTTGCTTATAATGGTAGTGATTACTCTGTGCCAGAATCGTTACAATATGTTGAACAAATTCATAATATGGAATTTGGTGCAACGCTTATTGTAAGGAATCTCAGAGACAAGAATGGTGCTTATAATCATATAGACAAAATAATATCTACCTTAACTGGTTACTCCCCTACAGGTTGCTGGAAAATTTATCCTAAAAATGTAAGATTTTTAGTAGAGAATAGTGGTATATGGCAGTATGCCATAACCTTTAATGTAACAAACGAAAATATAGAAGGAGTTTAAATATGGCTGGTCCAAAAAACTTTGCCTTCCGTGGAATTCAAAACTGTAAAATAGCTTCTCTCACAGCAGACACTACCGCTGCTCTAACATATGGTTCTTTGTTAGACGTTGCTATTCAGAATTTGAGTTTTGACGCAAACATCGAGACATATCAGCTTAAACACAATGATTTGATTCAAGAAATTGACCAGCAGGTACAATTATATGAAGTCAAAGGTGCAATGGGTCGTGTTACAATGGACGTATTGGCTGTATTTCTAGGTGCAAGCGTTGTAGCAAGCGGTTCAGGCACAGCAGAAAAACAAGTAATGTCTCACGAATACAATGATCTTCCAGTTTATTTTAAATTGGAAACGCAATCCACAAGAACTTTTGCAACAGATGGTACAGCAGGAGATTCCCACTTATTATTTCCTAAATGTAAAGTAACAGCACTCTCTTACAAAATAGAAGATGGTTTTGCAAGCATAGAGTTTACAGCAATGGCAATCCGCACAGTCAATAATGGTAAACTTATGGAAATTGTCTGCAACGAAACCGCTGCTGCTATTACATAGTGAAAACTCTAAACGTTTTTGGTACATCACAAAAATTTGAAGAGTTGAGTGCTAAAGAAAAATCTCAACTCTTCAAACGTACCAATACTTTAGGAATCAACTTGTCCGGCATTAAATACCCTGTAAAATATTTATTATTTTCAGATTGCGGAATTGCTCAACAGGTTGTAGAAAATAAGTATTATTTAGGCAAGAAAATTCTAACTAACCAACATTGTTTTGAAGGTTATTTTAAAAATATTAAAGACGCTCAAACGGAGTTAATATTTGAGCCAAATAACATACAAGACTCAGTTGGTAATTCAGCATTTTTTGCTATTTGGTATGCTGTTCAATTTGGTTATGACAAAGTAAACCTTTTTGGTGTTCTTGATGACGACGAAACCAATTATGAAGAGTTAGCAAATGGAATGACAAGATATTATAATGCTTTAGCTGATATTCAACACACAATGTGGACAAAAGACCACAATTATATGAAATGGATTATTGAAACTGGTTATGGAGACAAAATAAAAATATGCCAGCCACTAAAACACTAAATATCTTTGGGTGTTCAGAGCGTGTAAATGAAAAACTCAAAGAAATAAGAAAATTAGTCAAAACAGAGGATACCTTTGGCATCAATAAGTGTATAGAATATTTCCCTACTACTTATGGTCTTTGGTTTGACAATCCTGATTTTGGGGCAAAAGTATTAAAGTATAATCCAAAGACCCTAAGTTGGGATACATATTTTCCTTTTGAGCCAAATGTAACATTATTTGGGGCTTGCACTTCCGTATCCTTTGCGATAGATTTTGCTATTAAAAAAGGGTATAATAAAGTCAGGCTCGTTGGTGTTTTAGACGGAAAATATACACAGTTGCCAGAGCAAGAGCACTTATATTGTTTAAAAAGGTTATTTGAATATAAACATTTTTGGACAGAAGAGGTTTATCATTTACCTTTATTACAAATAATGCAGTTTAAAAGTATGATTTATAGTTATGAAAAACATATAAAAATAGATATCCCTTATCGTACAATTTAATTTCAGAGCAAAAAGGAGACAAGATTATGACATGCAATGTAAAAAATCAGGGTGTTGACATTCAAATTCAGGGGGAGATTAAAAAATTACTCTACGATATGAATGCTTTCATTATATTAGAAGATGCGTATGGTAGTTTAGAAGAAGTATTTAAACAATTAGATTCAGGAAAATTATCCGCTATAAGAAAACTCTTGTATGCAGGTCTTTTGCATACTGATGAAAATTTAACAGAGAAACAAATAGGAAATTTATTTGACCTTTCAGACCTCACCAAATTAGTGGACACTGTATCTGCTGCTTTAATACTGGCAATGCCGGAAGCAAAAGAAGAGGTTAAAGTGGAACTTGGTGAACCAAAGGCAAAAAAGTTGAACAAAAAAGCATAATTGGGGAATCTTGGGAATGGCTTTTGTATATGGGTTTAAAACTTGGACTTTCTCAGTCTGAAGTTTTTAATTGTACTCCAAGAAAACTTTATGCTTTAATAGACGCTCATATTACCTATATAAGACTTACTCGTGGCGATGCAACAGCTGCCATGGATGAAGAAGAACACAATCAAACGGTATTTAGTGAACTTACAAAGTTGGTATAAGAGATGGCAAACATCAAAGACATTCAAATAAATCTAAAGATTAATAGCGACAGGTTTACTGGTGCTTTGAAGTCTGCTGCTGATGCTATTAAACGGCTTGCAGACGTTGGAAAATCAGCAAGTTCTAATCTTAATACTGCAGGTCAGGCTGCTACAAATGCAGGCACTAAAATAAATGGTATGGGTAGAAATGCTCAACAGGCTTCTTCTGCCATATCAAATCTTGGTACTGTAATGAAAACAGCCTTTGGAACTGCTATAGGTGTTGGCATTTACAAAATTGTAGAAGCCCTCGGAGCACTCTCCACATCTGTATTCACACTTTCAGCTGACTATGAAAAATCAACTATTGCTTTTGAAGTTATGCTCGGCAGTTTACAAAATGCTCAAGGGTTAATGGCAGAATTACAAAGTTTAGCTGCTAAAACTCCTTTAGAAACTTCCACACTCACATCAACTACAAAATTATTAATTGCTTACGGAATTGAGCAAGACAAACTTATAGAAACAACTCGTAGACTTGGAGATGTTTCACAAGGTCAAGCCGATATTCTTCAAAGGGTTGCAATGCAATATGGTCAAGTTAAGGCTGTAGGAAAAGCTTCATTACAAGACTTAAAGGCTATTGCGGAAGCAGGTATTCCTATATTTGACGAACTCGCAAAGAATATGGGTAAATCAAAATCCCAAATTATGGGCATGGTGTCTGAAGGTGAAATTGGTTTTTCAGACCTTGAAAAAGCTCTTTGGTCTTTAACAGACACAGGTGGTCAGTTTAATGGCATGATGGACAAAATGTCTAAAACTGTTCCCGGAATGTGGTCAACCATGATGGACAACGTTAATATCTCCATCACAAGGTTTGGCACTGCTTTAGAGCCTCTAACCAAAGAAATTTTAGGCTATTTTGTTGATATGACCAATAAAATAAGCGACTATATGCAACAAATTACTCCTGTTATTCAGCAAGTGGCTGAAGAAATGGCTGAGAATTTTGAGGCAAGTGTAAACGCTATTGCTGATTACTTTTCGGAAATCTGGCCAGCTTGGAAAGGTGTAGTTGACCAATTAATGGCACTAATTTCAGACCTCGGCAACTGGATTATAAAAGTATTCAGTGACAACAGAGCAGAAATCACTTCTATAGTCAAAGATATTGGAACAATTTTACAAGCCATTGTCACCGTCGCAAGAGCGGTGTGGGCTGTGGCTGCCCCTATACTATCTTGGATTATAGCAAGAATTGCAGAAGCCTTGGCATGGGTAGCAAAATTTGTTGCGGGTGTAGCCTCCGCAATTAACTGGGTTGGCAAACTTACAGGCATGACAGCAAATGCCACAGTTAAGGTGGACACCTCTGCTCCTAAAGTTTCGACTCCCAAATTTACTCCTATGGCATCAAGATATCCGTCTTCAGGTGTAGGCGGAGGCGATGATGGCAAAGCTGCTAAAAAAGCCAGAGACAGTGCTGCAAAAGCTGCAAAGGACGCTTTAAGAGACTATCAACAGCATTTGCAGGATAAATTTAAACTGGAAGACCAACAGCTTAAATTATCTCTTGAATTGCTTAGGGATAATGAAGAGAAAAAACTTCAGCTTGAAAAATCCTATTCTAACAACAGAATGGCTTTTATTAAGAGTGAAATGGTTAAAGCAGGAGTCTCCCGCAAAACTTTAGAAAATAAAAATGCCGATGAAATATATAATGTAGACCTTTCAAAATTTAAAGGTACACAAAGAGAGAAAATTAAAGACCTTCAAGATTCACTTAATGAGGAGTTAATTGAGCATAAAAATACTATAAATGATATAGACAATGCTCGTGAAGAAGCTGCTAAAAAAGAGTCTGATAGAAGGAAAAAATCTCTCGACGAATTAAAAAAACAGAATCAAGAGGCTATAGCCCTATTTAATAACCGTTTGAGTAATGAAACAAGTTATGAAGAACAGGTTCACAGCTTAACACTTTCTCGTACAACAATGACGGAAAAAGCTAAATTAGCTCTTGAATCTTCTTATTCAAATAAACGGTTATCTACTGTAAAACAAGAATTAAGAAAACTTGGTGTTGCAGAACAAGAGATTGCAACCGAAAACATAATCAACATGAATAATCTTGATTTAACAAAATTTGATGAAGTTAATCAAGCAAAAATTGAAAAATATGTTGAAATGTATAACGAACTCACTATTGAAGCGGCACAAGCAGACAGTGCAATTGCAAGAAATACTGCTGAAACTTATAATAATGTGCTGCAAACAATAGGCACAACTGCAAAAAGTATCTTTGATACCTTAACTAACAGAAGTTTATCTTTTGCAGAGAAGATGAAAGCAGTTCTTAGTCAGGTTCTTAATACTTTAGCAAAAATTGCTATGCAATCTATGGCTTCAATGCCTGGAAAGCTTGGCATAATAGGAAAAATAGGCTCTCTATTCTTTGCTGACGGCGGTATTGTTCCCGGAAATTATAGTCAAGAGCAAATAGCAACTGTTCATGGCTCTGAAATGGTCTTAAATCCTTCACAACAGGCAAGACTTTTTGCAGCTGCTAATGGAAGTGCCTCCGCAATATCTTCCGCAACTGGAAGTGGTGGGGGAGGTTCCAATGGTGAACAGGGTGTAACCGTTATCAATCAGTTTAATATCCAATCTTTAGAGCCTCAAACAGCAGCAAGCCTTGTCAGAGAACAGCTTCCTTATATAGAAGGAAAAATTCAAGAGGCTATACTCTATAAGACAAGTTTTAAAAGTGCAGTACGAAAAGCAACAGCAGGATAAAGAGCGATGGCAGAGTTGACGAAAGCAGCATTACAAGACGCTATAGAAAAACTTTATAATTTCTTTCAGAATAATAAAGGAGACACAAAGCCAAACGCTGCCAACGCATCTGGAATCCCCTATCATAAATATGATAATAGTTATGATAGCAATATTCCGCCTTTTGCAAGCACAAGCAAGGTACTCGCTTTAATATGCCGTGCGATGATAGAAGCTGGTTATACAGATTATGCTAAAACAATCGCAGACTACATAATAGCCAATATGTCTTATAATAGTATTGAGACAATCAGTCAGTATATTAATATAGTGGCAGGCACAACAGTTAATGGCACTAAAAATGGTAATTATGATAGTGCTGTTTTTTCTTTCACAAATGGCGTTGCTACAATACCTGCAGGTGGGAGTACTCTTGGTGAAAAAGTTGTTGCCTATGTAGATGAAAATTATAATGGAATTAGAGGTGTTTGGTCAACAAACACCTCTTTTATAATTGATGATTACTGGGTAGAGCCTATTGAAGGGGGAACAGAGTATGAAGTTGATTATTATACTGTTTCTGCAGGTGGTTGTGAAATTCATTTAATTGATACAGATTTTACAGGCAGTGCTCAGATTTATTATGCTTACACAGGCAATACCTTAGCAAGAGACGAGTTGTTCATAGGATATCCTATGAACACAGACCCTATTTATAATACCTCAAATTACAGAATATGTTGCGAAGTTGAGGGTTTACAATACACTATAGTAGCATTAAGAATGCTTGCAGAGGCTATTGAAGACAGTAGTTATCAAACAAAAGCAGACGCTCTTTTTGCTGAATTAGTTTCTAGACAATTAGTTAGAGGTGCAGACTATGTAATATTTGACGCTACAAATAGAGGTCAAGTTGCATGGTCTTATTTTTTAATAGACGAAGCAGGTACAAGAAACCCCACTATAACACAAACAGACAAAAATCATATTACTCTAAATTATAATGCAGGGGCAGGCAGCCTTCAAGTTGGTACAGAGGTTCCATTTACTTGGCAAAGTGGTAACTTATTATTTAAAGTAACTGGTGAGGGTAATGACCTTGTTCGCCAGCTTATTTTATATGATGGGGTACACTTTTTTTATTGGTATTGGACAGACGCTTCTGCAGTAGAAACTGAATTTTCCATATCAAGAAGTGAATTCTTCACCAAAGAGGGCATCCTTTTAGATGGTTATAGAATGCCTGAAATATCGCCAATTATTGAGACAACAGGTTTTGTAACTTCAGATTATACTTTAGAAGACTATAATGATGAATATATTGACGATGAGGGTCTTAATTATCCTCTTTGGTATAGTTGGGAATATGATATTCCTGTACAAGCTACAGGCACTCTTTATGTTGGACTTGTGAGCCATGAAATTGCCCAAATAAATATTGTATCTGGAGAAATTGAAAAAACTTTTCCTGCAATATCAGGTTTGTACCCCAGACATATTGTAGACGATAATAATTATATATATGTTTCTGGGGTATCTAC